TATGGCAGGAACATTAGCATTTTTAGGTGATACAAGAATAAACGCAACAGGTCTATTTTTAGGACAAGAAGCTGTTGAGTTTAATCCTTTTACTTTACCAGGAAAGAACGTACCAACAAATGGGTTAGTTCTTTATGTTGATAGTACTGTATCTGCATCATTCACATCAGGTGATTCAGTATGGAAAGATTTAAGTGGAAACAATATAAACTTTACAACACATAATGGTTCAGCTTTCCCAACATATAACTCTACTGAACAATCTTTACAATTCAATGGTTCAACAAACGCTTTAGCAGCAAGAATTACAGGAAGTATAAGTACAATAACTAACAATACTCAATTAGCTTGGGTGAAGTTAGCAACACTTACTCCAACAGGCGCATCAGCAGGTGAAGGTATTATAAACAATGGAGCAGATGACCAATTCGCAGGTGGATTTGATGCATTTGAATTTAATGAAGTTAAAACATCGTTCTGGTCTGATATTAGAGCAGGTGGTGGTAACTTCGTAACAGCTTCAGCAGCAGAAACCAGTTTAGATTGGGTATTTGTTGGTGTGACAAGAGGAACAAATGAATACATACTTTACCGAAATGGTGTAGAGATAGGTAGAAAAACAACTTACTCACCTGTTACATATAATAGTGGTAGAGTAGCATTAGGACAAAGACATACTGCTTCTGGTGGTGGTTGGGTTACTAATGGTTGGTTGACAGGTTCTCTTTCTATGGCATTAACTTATAATAGAGTTCTTACACAATCTGAAATACAATCTATTTATAATTTAGGAAGAACATAAAATAATAATATGCAAACAGTCTATATAGGAAATACTTTGATTAATGATGTGATGTTAGGTTCACAAAGAATGGATGATGTATTACAGCTTAATGTAACACCAATAAGAACTGGATTAACAGCTTTATGGGAAGGAAATTATAATACGGCTACATCAAGTTGGAGAGCGTATGTTGGTAATTATACAGCATCTATGGACCCAGCTGGAGCAAATGGAAAAGTAACATTAATAACAGGTAGTAATAAAACTCCATATTATGCATTTTCAGGTTCATTACCTTCATTTGTTTGGGGTAATGCTTCAGATATTACAAGTACAGGACAAGACCTAGCTAAAGCAAGAACAGTACTATTATGGATTAATCCTTCATCTTTAACGAATCAATCTGTTTTATCTTGGTGTGGACAAAACGCAGGAGGAGTATTAAATGGTGATTTACAATTTGTTATATCATCAGCTGCTAATCAAAATAAATTAGTTATATCAGGCTCATTACCAAATGGAGGAGGTGTGATAAGTACTGGTAGTGCAGTTAATTTAAATAGTGTTGTAACAGGTAGTTGGCAAATGGTAGGTTATACAACTAATGGTGGTAATACTATTGGAGCATTTGAAGTATGGCTTAATAATAGTAAACAAGCATTAACTGGTAGTGGTATATGGGGTGTAAAGGTTGATGGTGGAAATAACTTCTGGGAATTTGGATTAGTTAGTGGAATAAAACCATATTCAGGCAGTATGGCATACCAATTTGTATATAATAGAAAATTATCAGACAGTGAGATAATACAAAACTATGATTACATAAGAAGTACATTTAATCAATAAAAAAACATTTACAATTGTTAAATAATAAAATAAACAAATAATATGAAATTAGAAACTCAAAATTCGTATATTACTAACCCACAATTCGTTGGTGGAGTTGCAGTATCATTTATCTCTGGTTCAGCTTTCGCATCAGCATCAGCACAAAATCCTCAATTTGGATTCGTAGCAGGTGGATTATACGTTGGAAATACTGGAACATTGGTTTGTAAAACATTTGATGGTTCAGTTTTAACATTAGTATCAGCATCAGGATTTTTACCTGGTATATTTACTGCTGTTAGTGCATCATCCACTGCAAACAATATAGTGGCTTTAAGATAATAAATAAAATTAAGTAATGCTAAATTACAACCTTAATATAAACTCACCACTTCAACAAGCGAAGAAGAATGAGGATGTAAGACCTCCTATTTATTGGGATTTTCATAGTTTTACGTCAGCTTCTGATAGTACTGATTTGGAGGAAGGTAGCTATGGATTTATGAATATTGATGCAGTTAATACAAATTGTATTAATGTATCAGTAGATAGTGGTAATAATTTTACTACAGATGCTCAATATCCTGTGACTGCAAGTGTAACTGGTAGTAACTTTCCTTTAACAGGTTCAACAACAATGAGCCTTACTACATTTGGTATAACTTATGACCCAGCTTCAGTAGACCAATTCTATTCATCTTCATTTAAAATATCAGCTGCACAAATTGCGGCTAATCCTAGTTTAACTGGAAGTATTATTACAAACGAATTTTCGGCATCTGAATTTTATAGATTTTATGTAAGTGGAAGTATAGTACACATGAAGGGTAATGTTTATAATGGACCAATAAATTGGTTAGCAAGAAATCAATCACCTTCAACTACAACAGGTAATGTAAACGGATTTACTTCATCTTTTAATATTGTTAAAGATAGAAATGTACCTTTAGTTAATTTACAAGAAGTAACAGGTTCAACCTCATCTTCTTTTAATAACTTCTACGCATTAAACATAACTTCTTCGTTGACAGCAAGTATTATAAACGATGCAACTGGTTCAACAACAATGAGTATTAATATACCTGAAGCTGGAATAGTAACATCTTCATTGTATTTTAATAAAAACTCAGCAGGTATTAAAATAATTAGTGCATCATTTACGGCTTCTAATAATAATCCATACAATGTAACTGCTAGTGTTATTTTTAATAAAGGAAATGAATCTAATTTAAACATAAATTATAGAGTATTCTCTACATCTACAACACAAGATTTAGAAGGTAATCAATCTGAATTAAATTCTAATTCATCTTCATTCAATTTGAAAAAAGATATAGCTAATTTAGTTAATATTCCTAATATAACATCAACTATTGTAGGAAGTTATCTTAATAATTATTCATTCAATCAGACTGCAAGTTTAACTTCAAGCATATTACCAAATACAACTGGTTCAGTAACTATGAGTTTGGAAATACCTGAAATAGGATTTTCAACTAGCTCTAGATTCTTTAATCCAACATCAACTGGTATTAAAATATTAAGTGCATCATTTGAAGCACAAACTAGTGTACCAAATTATAACATAACTGCTAGTGTAATAAACAATAAAGGAAATGAATCTAATTCAAATATAAATTATTTAGTAACAGGAAGTTCAGCTTATTTAGCAAGTGCTTCTTTGAATATTAGAAAAGATGCAAATGTGACAATGGTTAGTGAATCATTTGTAACACCTACATCTGGAACATATAAAAACGATTACGCATTTAATCAAACTGCAAGTTTAAGTTCATCTTTTGTACCTTTGTATAATAACGATAGTTCATCTTACTTTATACAAAAATTAGATATGAAGATAGCTGAGATTAACTTTTCTCAATCACTTTGGATTAGTTCATCTTGTGGAGCTCCATATCTAAAAACATTAACAGCATCTTTTGCAGCAACAACAGCTATATCAAATTACAATATAACTGCTAGTATTCAACAATATCAACAAAGTGTTGTTTTATTTAACATAACAGCATCTGGTGCCGGTGGCGGTGGTGGTATTGGAGGTTCCGGTGGCGGAGGCGGCGGTGGTATGGTTGTATCAGCATCTTCAGCAATACTCCCAAATCTTTTATATTTAATTACAATTGGACAGGGTGGTGAAACAGGATCAAATGGTGGGGATACATCATTTATTGGCTGTAATAGAAGTATTAATTTGTTTGCAGGTGGTGGTGAAGCAGGAAGTGCAGATGGAGGTGATTCTGGATATGGATACATTACTGAAAATGATATAACTACAAGTATATATCCAGCATTTACAGGTGGTCTTAATCAATATCAAGGAGGCGGATATCCACAAGATGCAGCTGGTGGTGGAGCTAGTAATACAGCAAATGGTGGTATAGGTGACCCAACTGCTCCTATGTATAGAGGTGGTAATGGTGCTAATGGTGATACATTTGGTGGCGGTGGTGGGTATTTAGGTGATGGTCCAACCCCACAAAAGCCAGGTTCACCGGGAGTAAGTGGAAGTGGAAATATAGATTTATTAGGAGCTGGTGGTGGTGGTAATGGTAGAAGTACAACATCTGTACCAATATCACCATTATCTGGTAGTAATGGTATAGTATTAATAAAACATACAGGAACAGGTAGTTTATTTGTTACTACAAACGCATCATCATCTTATAATTCAATTAAAAACGAAACAACTTATTACTTTAAATCAGGAAGTGGAACACTTTTATATCAACCAACTGTTACACAATCATAAACTAAAAATTACTATAAATTAATATATAATTGTTAAATAACTAAATACAAAAACTATGAACGCAACAGAAGTATTAAAGAAGATTCTAACTACCTTAGCTTTAGTTAAGGAAGGAGTAGAACTTACTTACGCAAAACTAGCTGATGGTACAATATTAGAATCTCCAACATTTGATTTGGGCGAGAAAGTTGAAGTTGTATCTGAAGATGGTACTAAAACTGCAGCACCAGACGGTGAGCACGAAGTAGTACTAAAAGATTCTGAAGGAAACGATGTAAGAATCAAAGTAGAAACAAAGGATGGTATTATTACTGAAAGAGAAAACGTTGAAGTAGAAACTCCAGCGGAAGATGAAGCAGTAGAAATGGAAAGCATTGCCGGTGGTGACATGGGTGATGACGAAGAAGTTGATACTGAAGAAACAGCTAATCCAATCCCTGAAGATGAAGATTCAGAAGATATGAAAAAAGTAGTTGAGAAATTACAATATCGTATTGATGAATTAGAAAAGAAATACAATGAAATGGTAGCTGTAAAAGAAGAAACTATTTCAGAAGGTAAAGAAGCTGAGAAGGTAAAGACAGAACCAATACCAGGTGACCCAACTAAAGTAAACACAGTTGAAAACTTAGCAGCGGTAGACCCATCTGAAGAAGATGAGGATGAATTACCTAAATTGGATGGTGCACCAATTGATGAAAATGCACAAAAAATACAAAACGGAGTTAAATTAGGTAAGAATGGTAAAGTGGTAAACACACAAGCATCGTTCTTATCACGACTATATAAATAATTAAAATCATTTAAAAATGAGAAAACAACAAAATTTCGCACAACCTGTTTTCACCCAAAACACATATGAAGGTGAATTCGCAGGTAAGTACATTGCAGCGGCGTTGTTATCGGCTAAAACATTGGACAACCAATACATCACAATCATGCCGAATGTGAAGTATAAAGCAGTTATCCAATCAGTTGCAGTTGATTCAATCGTAAACGATGCATCATGTAACTTCACTACTTCTGGTACTGTAGCTCTTTCTGAGAGAATATTAGAACCAAAAGAACTTCAAGTAAACCTTGAATTATGTAAGCAAGAGTTCGTAGATTCTTGGGAAGCTTTACAATTGGGCTATAGCGCATTTGATGAGATTCCAAAAGATTTCAACGATTTCTTAATCTCTTATGTTGGTGGTAAAGTAGCACAAGCTACCGAAGAATCAATTTGGAGAGGTACTGCAGCAACTAACGGACAATTCGGTGGTATCTACACTGCATTAAGTTCTTCAGTAGTAGCAGGTGGAGCAACAGCTCCTGTAACATCTTCTGTTTCAGGTTCTATCACTTCTGCAAACGTATTAACTGCGTTAAATGCATTAGTAGATGCAATCCCTGCAACTGTATATGGTAAAGAAGATGTGATGATTTATGTACCAACTAACGTTGTAAAGGCTTACCAACAAGCATTAAGTGGTGGTACTGCAGGTGCAAATGGTTGGAACAACCAAATGAACGTAGGTGAGAAGCCATTAAACTTCCAAGGAATTGAATTAGCATTCTGTCCAGGTCTTGGAGCTTCAGCTATGGTAGCAGCACAAAAATCAAACTTATACTTCGGTACAGGTTTATTGAGTGACCATAACGAAGTGAGAGTATTAGACATGGCTAATTTAGATGGTTCTCAAAACTACAGAATCATTATGAGATACACAGCTGGTACTCAATATGGTATCGGTAATGACATCGCTATCCATAAGAACTATTAATATATTGAATGAATAATGAGAGGGTGAAATTCCCTCTCTCATTCAAACGTATTAAAAAACAAAAACAAATTAACTTAAAAAACTAAAACGTATGTCTTGTAATTTATCAGCAGGTAGACAAGAACCTTGTAAAGACTCGGTAGGTGGTATAGCTTCAGTTTATTTCTGTAACTATACTGGTTCATTTGGTACATCATCTCAAGCTAACGCAGATGCACTATTAGAATCATTACCAACTGGCTTAACGGTTTATGAGTATGACCTAAAAGGAAATTCTAGCTATACTGAAACTGTAAACTCATCTCGTGATAATGGTACAACTTTCTTCTCTCAAGAATTAGTTCTTAACTTGAAGAAATTAACCAACGAAATGACTACA